CTGGAGACTACTCGGGCTTTGATAGTAGACATACTGTTGAAGCCTTTGACGGATTCATGATTCTTGTTGAGATGTTCTATCACGATGCAACTGCTCGTGAGAAGGAAATAAGAAGGGTATTATTTGAAGAAATTAAATATTCCTTTCACATCTACGGCAAGAAGATTTACCAGTGGGTTGGATCACTTCCCTCTGGTTCATTCTTGACCACGCTCATAAATTGCATACTCAATCTCAATTATTTGATGATTGCTTATGTAAACTTAGTGCCTGATTCAACTTTTCAGGATTTCTTTGAGAATGTTTACGCTTGTGTATTCGGAGACGACCATATATTGTCTGTCCGACCTAGCAAGCTTTCTCAGTTCAATGGGAAAACCATACAAGCCTTCATGCCAAATCTCAATCAAGAGTACACCGCCGAGGACAAGAGTCCAGAGATGTACGTCTGTAAGAAGATGGAGGAAGCTGGTTTCCTGAAAAGAAGTTTCAGATATGAGCCTGTTCTTGCGAGATATGTAGCACCGCTCTCGCAAACGACGATTGATGAGTTCCCCTACTGGTATAGGCGAACTCATGATCCAATGGAAACGGTTCGAACCAACATAGATCGTATGTGGTTAGAACTTTCCCTCCATGGAGAAGAGATTTTTACCTCCATGGTAAGAGCAAGAAAGGATAAAATCAATGATCTTATTGATTATGTTTCACCTTTCTGCTTGAATTGGCAACGAACACTAGAAGAGTGTATTGCCATGGATTATGAGTAAAGACGGTTAAGAAGGTCACCCTGACCTTGATAATAGGGGGTTCAGGCCTTAACCTTATTAGAGGCCACCCCGTGAAGGCAAGCACGCTAGAACTTCCACCCGATACCCAAAACCCCGTGGCGGTAAGCACGTTAAAACTTCCAACCGTATTTAACCTCTCAAAACCATACCATAGGAGCAAAACATTACGAAAGCTCGCTATGTCAACCCCTTCCCTCACCGAAAACATCGCTCTTACCGAACAGATCGTAACATTTCTCGATGATGGTGTCCCACAAACCCAAACACTTGCGGCGCCATCTTCGGATGTTTCGACGCTCAAGGAGTCTGTTACGGACAACAGGGGTCATACCATTGAAGATATCCTTGGTAGACCTTACAAAGTCCATTCAGGATCCTGGAGCCTCACGGACGCTGTTGGCAGTATTCTTTGTACTGTTCGTTCTCCTGCATCTCTTTTGGCTCAGCCTAATATTGCTGCGAAAGTCGCCGGATTCTTGTCCATCCGTTTCACCACTAATGTAAAAATTGTGTTGAATGGTAATAGATTCCAACAAGGGCGTGCTTTCTTAGCATACTACCCAGCCAGGGTGGTTGAATCTGGGACAAAAGAACAGATGGAGAAGTACTTGATGACTACCACACAACGTCCAAGGGTGGATATTGACGTGTCCACAGATACAGATGTAACCCTGACCATACCATATGTGTCTCCATTCCTTGGCTATAATTTTGCCGAGAATTCTGGAGAGATTGGAACATTCAATTTGTTTGTTTACAGTCCACTAATGGCAGTGACAGGACCAACATCACTATCGTATACTGTGTACATGTGGTTTACAGAAGTGGAGGTATCCTACCCCACCTATATCCCCCAGGTTTTAGGAAGCAGCAGCCGAGGATCTGATCCAGCTGTTAAAGAAGCGGCCAATCCGGGAGTCGGAA